AACTTCTTCAGAGAGTTGTTTCTTAGATTCCTCTAACTTCTCTGCGTGTGCTTTAGTAAAGTGTTCTACAAGCTTGTTGTACTCTTCCTGAAGTTTTGCTTTAACAGCAGATTCAAAGATAGTCTTTGCTTTCTCTGCAAATTCTTCGGAAAGTTCTGTACCTTCTAATAGGGCAGCAACGTCTTTAGACATATCAATTTCAAAGCCTGCTTTGATTGGATATGTTACATTACCACCAAGTCCAGTGCCATATGCTACTTGAGCACCAACACTAGGTTGTGGATCCTTACCAGGCTTACCAGCGGTTGAGGTCACACTGCCATCTTGCGATACAGGTGCAGCTGCTTTTGCTCCAGGATTCTCTTCACCATCTTCATCATGCTCATTTGGAGTGGTAGAACTACCACCTAAATCTGCTGGTGCAGATTGTCCAGGTGCAACTGATGGAGAAACGGTAGGTGCAGGATCCTTGCCGCCAGAACCAGTCTGGACGTCAGAGACCTGAGTGGGTTCACTACCAGTGCCAGGTATAACGTTTGCAGTAACGGTAGGCATAGGATCGCCTGCGTTCTCTACAATCACCTTGTTCTTGGTAACGAACTCCTCAAATTTTTCGTTAATCTTATCTGACATTTGAGTAAACCTCGTAATTTTCCGTAAATAGTATTATTTCTATGAGTATTTATAGATTCAAAGATTTGAGAGGAAATGCTCAAACACTTTGAGAGTCTTCTCTTCCATGACACTGCGCGATGCATTGTTCATGTAACGTTGGTATTTAGCAACTTCAGTCTCTTTCAGAATTCCGTTGTCCCATACCCACTCCTTTCCTTCCATGATTCCATTTACAAATGCATCAGGTGCGGAAGGATCTGCTACTATATCAGCAGCAGTTGTAAGCATGAAATCGTCATTGACTACAGAGCAGTCTTCACGCTTTTCAATGCTTCCCATACCTCTGGATGATACTCCTAATTGAACACCTTCACCTAAAAGTGATGATGCAATTTTACCCATGGGTGTGTCAAGGATCTGTGCCTTGCCCATAAAGTTGTTGCCTTCGGCGCGGAGTTCAGTGATACGATGTGACACTCTATCAAGATTGATAGTAGGACCATCGGGATGACCAAGTTCACCTAAGGCACGTTTCGATTTTACATACTCTTCATTGTATCTCTCAACCTCTCGGTTAAGAACATTGAATGGGTACATACGACCGTTGCGATTCTTTAATTCGGATTGAAGAAAAACACCTTCAATATAAAGGATTTTCTTTCCGTCTCTTTCCTCTGTAAGGAGTTTAACGTCTTCAATCTGTTCCGTTATCAGTTTCATCTTTGGGTGCTTCCGTCTCGGTAGGTTCATCAAAGTATGTATTCGCTACAACCTTCTTGTAATCTGCCATAGCATCAGATGCCTTAGCAAATAACATATCTTTGATTGCATCAATTGCAGACGATCTATCATTATTGCCGATTTGATCAACAATACTTACTTCGTTTGCAACTTGATTTTCAGTTTTATCTGACATAATATTTGAATCAATATAAGTTATTTAGTATTTGCGGTAGGTTTAGGCATTGCTCTTGCCTTCTTGATCTCTCTTTCCATCGATTGATCTTGTGCTACTGAATCTCTTTCTGCAGCATCTTGTGCTTGTGCATCCTGAATTTCAGGAGCAAGAGCTTGGTTTGCTGCAGTCATTTGATCCATAGCATTCATATCCGCAGGATCAATTGCAAGACCAGATTCGATTTCCTTCCTCATCTGCTTATCAATTTCCTTATAGTCCGTGTCTGTCTGATTAAGAACATGACGACGGATATGTTCTACAGAGAAATACTTACCTACAAATGGATCCATCTGAGTGACAGTCATCATTCTCTGATTCATCATTTCAATTTCTTTAAGTTCATTGAAATGATTATCAAAGAGATAGTCATACTGGATATGCTCTTTCATATCATCCCAGTCTTCAGGAGAAATTACTCCCTTAAGAATGAGTTGAGTCTTGAGAATATCGTGGAATAACTCGCTAAATCTTTTACGTAGTCTTCCGATGAACTTGGTGAACTTAAGTTCGTCACGGAGGACTTCAGTGGTTTTACCGAGGTTGAATCCTTTGTTATCGTCTGTGAGACGAGAGGGAGGAAGATTGAGGCTGTTATAAAGCTTCTTCTTAAAATACTCAACATCTTTGAGTTCGCCTAGGTTCTGTCCCCCAGGTAGAGTTGTGATCTCAGTTCCACGACCACCCTCTCTACGAGGTAACCAAAAATCCTCTAGCATACTCATGTGCTTTTTGTCGTCACGCATCTCACCAGTGTTTGCATCATACACTAGCTTGTTGCGATAGCGACTCATAACATCACGAAGATATTGTTCCGCTTTAACCTTAGGTAGATTACCTACATCAATGTAGAAAATTCTACGCTCAGGAGCACGGGACAGTCTGTATATAACAAGACTATCTTCAATCATTCTAAGTTGATTGAGAGACTTGATTGCCTTATGAAGGTAACCAAGAGTCATTCTTTTGTTTAAATCTTGTAGTCCAGAATTAACAAAGGTGACAGAATCTACTGCCATCTTTACACCTTGTGACAATGACATGTCACCAATTGGTCCTAAGACACCACCTTTATAGAATCCTTTTGGATTAAAAAGATAGTAGTCAACAAACGTACCATATTCATACTCAAGTGCTGTGCCTTTAATTGCTGCACGTGCTAGAGCATCTTTTGGAGCATTATCGATTTTTTGACGAACCTTCTTGATCTTCATTGGATCAATGTACCGAAGTTCCGTAATACCTTTCTTTGGGTTTTCTAGGTCAATGACCTTATGATAAAATAACCTTCCTTCAATGTACCAAGTTCTAACAATCTCATGTGCGCGATTGTCGAAATTTAAAAGACGTTTGAGATAATCAAACTCTTTACGGACTTTGGTTTTTACACCATTACCCACTTCAAGATTATCCAGATTAATTTCTACTGGGGAATCATATGCGTCACTAACGATAAACTCGTTAACAACTTCATCTACGGCACTATCCACCTCAGGGTGAATTGCCATATCGCGATAGCGACGGATCATCTCAAACTCGTTACGAGCAGAGTTGTCCGTATCTACATAGGTTCCATAATAACCACCAGCAGCAACTGCTACTGGATCATCAGCAGCAGGAGGGACAGGAGATTGCCCCCTGCCCTTATCCTTCCTATTAATCTGGAAGCCAAATAATTGACTCATGATTTAAAACTATAGTTGATCGTTCAACTATTTATCAACCCACTTCTTTGTTGTTTCCGACTCTACCTGATACTGAAGAACCAGCAGCTGATGTGGATAAACCATTACCAGCTCTGAAGTATGAATACTGCCACTCAACTGTGAACTCTTCAACCTGATCATTACTATCATAAGCAAGATCGATTTGAGAGACGTTAGTTGGGAATGAATGAACTAATTCATATGTTCTAAGAGCAACACCACTTGCACTAGCATCTTTCTCTAGTTGAGTAACATAGAGTGATGCCATGTAACCATCGGTACCTTGAGTAGAAGGTTTGAATAGTGGTGAAGTGTTACCTTCATGAGTGTTGATCTGGTTTGCCCAGAACTCAAAGAAGGAACGTAGTTTGAAGTCCTTATCATTGAAGAATGTTGCAGACCAAGTATCGAAGGTTCTGTCACCAGCGATCTTAACTGTTCTTCCTCTAAAAGGAACTTCAATAATACCTAGGTTAGAACCAGGTAGTGCTGCAGACTTACACATGAGAGTTGATAGTTCAACCTCACTTAAACTTACAGCATCTGCGGCGAGTTCTTTTAGTGCGGATGGGAAGTTAATATCCACACTGAACATATTGGGCTTTACGCCTTGCCCAATATTTTGTAGAAATGTACTTACGTTTGACGTTGCCATTGTTGTTTACCTCGTTTTAATTAGTATCGAATCATCATCTACCGACGACTTCCTCAAAGGAAATGCCAGTTCTTGTAGCAGTTACTGTAACTGTTACGAAGTTAATAGAACGGGTAGGCTTGAGGTATAGTTCAGCAACAAACTCATTCCTGTCGATAACTTCAGGAGTATTGTTTGAATCATCACAAACTACTAAGAAGTCTGTAACCCCTCTACGTGCCTGTACCTCTGCAAGATAAGAAGAGATAGAAGCATTGAATCCTGCACGAGTAACAGTATCATTTTGTTCAAAGATAACTGCTTCAGCAAGAGCCTTTGCTCTCTTCTCAACGTTAAGGAATAAACGACGAACGTTAATTCTATCAAACGCAGAAGGTGATGCAAGACCTGTCTTATCTCCAAAGAGAACAGGACCAGCGCCTGGGAAGGAAACAATAGGGTTAACTCTGTTAGTGTAAAGATCGTCTCTCTGTGCCTTGTTAGGATTGAAAGCGAGTTTTACTACATTCTGTAGACCACCACGATTGGTGCCTGCAGGTGAGAACCAGTCATCTAGTATTGCAGAAGTTGATACACATAGACCAGCAACATCTCCGTTGCAACCAACGTAACGATACTTGTCGTTAAATCTGTCATAAGTGTACTTAACACCACTGTCTAGAACAACATAAGAACTAGAAGCAACGTTATCAAAGAACTCAAGAGTCTTAGTAAGTTGCTGAGAACCACTTAGTGCAGCACCACCAGATGTTGCAACCTGAGTTCCAGTCCAAGGTGAAACAAATGCAACACAATCCTTTCTTGTATTAGCAACAGCAGCAACTGCTTGTGCCTTAGCGATTGTGTCAGTTTCATTAGCACCGTCACCACCCATTACAACAAAGTCGATACTTGTTTCTTCAGTGTCTAAGAACTCATCATATGCTGACTGAATTTCTCCAGCAGTATATGCATAGTCATCAACACCACCAGATAGAGCACCACCAGCAGTAGAAAGAATCCTTGATAGGATTAGTGGACTAGCAGCAGTAGCACCATAAGATGCAGCAGCAGCGCCAGGATCTTCTCCAGCGGTAGTAACATCAGCTGCTTGTAAAGGAACACCAGCATAGATGTAGTTTGAATACTCATTAATATAATCTTGCCAATAAGTAGAACCACCTTCAGGTGATTTACCATCACTTAGTTTTGAAAGGTAAGTTAGTCTCTCAACAATATTGTTGGTTGATTCATCAACAACAACGACATGTACTTCGTCGTTTGATAGATAACGCTCAGAAGCATATGATGAAGTTCCAGGACGTGGAGCAATTGCTTTGTAAGTTAAACCAGTTGAACCAATTGTTTCTGCATTCCAGTTTGAAGCAGTATATGCTACAGCAGTATCACCACTAGCAGGAGTAGGAGCAGCACTACCTTGAATAATTGTAAAGGTGTTAGCATCTACAGCTTTGTATACTTCATGAGCAACAGAGTTGTCATCAGTATACGTACCACCAGCAACTAAAGCGTGACCAGTTTTGGTAACAGTGTAATCTGGTCCTTTGTCAACGATAACAACGCGAAGGTTGTTTCCGTCACTACCAGCAGAACGTGCTATAAATTTTTCGCTTGATACACCTGCATCAAATGCGTCTTTGTCTGCAACTAAAACTGGGTTTGCAGTTGCTGCGTTAACGACTCCAGTAGCAGCACGAACAACTGCTAGTTGTCCACCGTAACGAAGAAACTCAGATGCTACTAACCAATCGCCAGCGTTAGCCTCAGATGGTGCGCCGAATGTATCGATCAGTTCCCTTTCGGAACCTATGTTTACTATTTTGCCTACTGGTCCTTTGCGGAAAGAAGAAGCGAAAGCAGCACGAATTGCTAGTGCTCCTACAACTACCGCATTGGATAAATCACTTTCTCTAATAACAACACCAGGCGAGACTTGACTTGCCATGTTTTTACCTCTAGATATCATTTTTATCTAAAAGTATTTAGATTTTTCAATGTTTCAAAGGTGGTGAACTATGCATGAACTACCAATCAGGATAACCCCAATCAGCAAATGGATCTCTCTTTTTCCTAGATGCCATAACCCTTTTGACTGTACAGTCCTTACATTCATATGCATATGCAGATGGGTGACCTTTCTTAGTCTTCCTAGTCAGATAGAATTCTGAAATTAAATCTTTACTTTCCCCACAAGTTCTACATCTCCTTTCTTTAAAGAGAAGGTGCTCTAGGGAAAACTGCTCCCCAATATCCATCAGTAGTTCCACATATATCCAACTTCTTCTTGCTTGTCTCCGTAGGCCCACATATCGCCGTCTGCATCAATGAAGGTATCGTCACCCATACCGTCATCAATAAAACCAAAAGGAGCCATATCCTGTTCAATTTGATTTCTTTGTTCGTCATAGATTCTCCTCCTAATATCTTGGTCGGTCATTTCTTTAAAGTATTCCTGCATGACTAACCATGCAAACAATACCATACACATTACTAAGTCATCATGGTATCCTTCATCTGCTTCCCATGCTTGTTTCTTCTGAACAAACGTAGTAAGTTCTTGGAAAATATTAAAGTCATTGAATAATAATTTATCTTCTTCAATGATTGCTTTAAGATTAGAGCATCCAATCTTCTTAACAGTTACACTCATCTTAACACCCAATTGAGTCTTAGTTCCAGAGAACCCTTGACCCACTACTTGACCTGCTCTACCACGCATTGCACACATGAGTACGTTAGGATACTCAAGGTCATAGTTTAATGTTGCTGCTATACTATCTCCAATATCATTTACTTCAACAAGTATATATGGATTATTATATTCTTTCGCTACTTGGAAGATTACCGAGGGAAACAATACAGGTTTAATCTCATTATTTCTGTACTTCGCAACGATCTTATACGGGACAGTGGTGATATCAAACACGACGAAAGCAGAATAGTCGCCACCAATTCCTCTGGCAACATCAACAGTAATGATGTATTCGTTATTCTTTTCAACTCTCTCATAGATGTCAAGTCCAGCATTTGATTTTATAGGGTCTGTAAATGGAATTGTTTGCAGTTTTGCTGGTGATATTAATGTATCAGCAGATCCAAGGAAGTCACACTCAAACTCCTGTGCGAACTGTCTTGGGGAAGTATTTCTAATAGTCTCATCTTTCCATTTATCATCTCTGCCAGGTACTTGAGACCAGTGTACTTCATTGGTAACATATCCATTCTTACCTCTCCTAGCATCCTCCCACGTCTTATAGAAGTGGTTCATACCATTAGGTGTAGATATGATTATAACTTTGGTTGACTTACCAGAAGTAATAGTAGGATAAACTGAGGCAAAGAATTGTTCTGCGACGTGGTTAGGGACGAATGCAAACTCGTCAAGGAATAGAATGTTGAAGGACATACCTCTAACTGCACTAGCAGATGTAGAAGCAGCCAAGATTTTAGATCCGTTTTCAAGTTCGACATTACCTTTATTCCATACTAATATACCATGTTGCATCCATTTAGGCAAGTTCTCATATGCTAATTGGAGTCTACCTAAGAGTTCCCTTGCAGTGGATGCTTTGTTAGCAAGAATACCAATGTTAACACTATCGTAGAAGATAGCATAATAAAGAAGATAGGCGACCACAGTGGTGCTCTTACCAGTCTGTCTAGGAAGTTTCGCGATGTTGAATCTGTTTTCATGGAAGTCGCGTAAAATTTCTTTTTGAAAATCATACATGTCAAAAGGTACTAGACCTTCATCCAAGTTAATGATTTTAATAAAATTCATAGCAAAATAAATTGGATCTTCCTTACATTTGATCCATTCATTAATTTGCTTTTTTGTAAAATTTATTGGGGTTCCCGCTTTTTTTAAATTCGGGTTACCCAAATATACATCATTACTAGACACTATAAAATCCCTTCACCACAAGTATTTATTCTACAAGAGTTCCAAATGATCTACGTATCTCACGTAGTTCTTCAAAGTTCTTTTTCTTAGTACCACCATCATATGCCCATGCATACCCTTGGATAATCATTTTTTCGTTCAAGGAAAGAGTATCCTCGCCAATATACAACCACCCAAGAAGACGACCATACTTACCCATGCCCCCTTTAAGTTCAGTTCTGATGGTAAGTTCTTCTTCTCCTTCAATTGTCTCCTCCAAATGTTTTTTCATCCAGTCAGTAGCATCTAGTCCCAATGCTTTCTCTTCCAGATCTCTTGTTCTTTTCTCTGGTGTATCAATTCCTGCAATTCTAACTCTTTCTTTCTTGTATAAGTCAAACCCAAGATCAATGGTGACATCAATAGTATCGCCGTCAATAACACGATTAATCTCCGTTACTCTAAAATTATAGCAGCTCTTCCTGCTTGGTGGAACCATTGCTCCCATCATCCATCTCCGCATAAGACATACGAAGTATATAGTAGATGTAATAAGAAACCCCAACAAGAAGTATAATCAATAAAATGATTATGCTCCAAGTGGGGTCGCTTG